TCAGCGTCTTCATTACGGGTACTCCACCAGGTAAGGTAGGATGTGAACTTCGTGGCACTCATCCTTCGGGAATTCGGACATCATCATCCGGAACGCATCACGGGAATTGAACACGGCCAACTTGTCATCCAACATTCCGTACTTCAGACCGAAACCGATGCAACCTTCAAAGTTGTCCGGCCAGTTGCCGGGGTGCAGCATGATGAACGTGCGGTTCGGTACTTCGGTTATTTCCCAACCGGATTTGAACTCACCACCGCTGCTGCGACTTACCACACCAGAGCGTCGGAGACCCAGTTTGTAAACACCCTCGGGGATACAGGAGACGTTGACCTGGTTACCTACCCATGGAGGCTCAACGGAAAAGAGTGTCCGACCGGACGGTAGCGTAGCGACACCAAAGGTACCGGACACATTGATAGGTCTTTCAGGTCCGTAGTTGAACCGTCTGATGGTGAGCAGGGCCATGATGAGCCCTCCTGTTAGTCGTTGGGTAGGTTGAGTCGTGATGCTATGTCCATCAGCAACCCCGTGAAGTCTTTCCGGAGATCACCCAGTGACTGGTTGAACACCACCACGCCGCTGTTGATTTCTTGTTTAATTTCCGCACGGAACTCCTTGATTGAGTCCCGGATCATCGCAATGTCTCTGTCGTGGGTTTCCTGCTTCACATATCGGTCCTTCACGTCGTTGACCCGCTGATGAAGCGACTGGAACTCCCGGTTGTTGCTGTAATGCTTGTCGGCCAGGTCCTGCCGGATCGCGGACATTTCCTCCGCATGGCGTTTTTCCATCAGGTCCTGCCGAGTCTCGGCTTTCCGATCCAGGACGCGGACAATAGCGAACCCGAGCACACCCAGACTTACGATGAACCCGAGCACCTGCCATACCGCTTCACTGCCCACAACTACCTCCTGACTCGCGTAACCATTTCCTTGCAATAGTATCAACCAACGTTAGTTTATGCCACATTTGGTTGTTTTACGAAAAATTTAAAGAATTACTCTTGACCACGGCTGTAATTGCATTCAAGGCGAAAATACTCATGTAGCAGCCTCCATGTCACCTGTCAAATCCCATTCATTCGCGGCAACCTTCATAAGTGTAATCGTACTACCCGCTTTCCGTGAAATAAGGCTTTCCGGTGTATTCACTGTTACAGTGGCGGCTGGCACCAACGTAATTTTACCTTCGTCTACTTGTCGCAACTGAATAACAGTTCCAACCGGAAAATCTAGGGTTGTGTTATCTGGAACGTTGACCGCTATGGAGTTGGTGTTAGCGCAACGAACCACTTTGTTTTCATCCGAGAGTACCAGATTGTAAGAAATACCTGTTTGGTTGTTTACACCTGGTCGCCCAAGGTAATTGGAACCATCAGGTAGACTTGTAGCGGAAACCCAATTAACACCGTCGAAGAACACATGAACTTCAACATCCTGAACGTATGCAAGCCAACCCTTCGAAG